TTAAAGGTGGGGACGGCAAAATCGGCGGACCAACTGGAACTTATAGCCCTTATGAACAGTGGGGTAGGTTATCTCCCCAATACCAGGGTGAGTATCCAATCAATACCGTCACCGTACGAAACTTCTGGCTCCGTCCCGCGGCGTTTAATATATTGCACGACGAGGAAGAAGTTAAGAAGTTAAAAGAGAAGTTTCCTGATGGGGCTAAAGTCGTTCTTGTCAATGACCAATTCGCTGACGCAGAAAATTCAGCATTGGATGATTGTTGGACTCTTACTTACAATCCTCTTTCCGATTATCTGCATCACGACCCTCTTGGCTTATTGCTCACGTCTATTCAGGAAATTACGAACGACCTAATTTCTTTGACGTTACAGACCATTGAGCACGGAATTCCTCAGACGTTTGCTGACCCAACAGTTCTGGACTTTAACGCATATAGACAGATGGAGGTATTGCCAGGTGGTGTTTATCCGGCTACTCCACGAGCAGGCCAATCAGTTCAGAATGGATTTTATGAAGTAAGAACTGCTACTCTGTCCTCTGAAGTATTACCATTCGGACAGAATGTCCAACAGTTAGGTCAGTTGGTTTCTGGTGCTTTGCCTTCCTTGTTCGGCGGTCAGATGACAGAATCTAAGACTGCATCTGAATACGCTATGTCTAGGAGTCAGGCATTACAGAGACTTCAGAATGTCTGGAAGATTTTTACGATTTGGTGGAAACAAGTTTTCTCGAAGGTAATTCCTGCCTATATCAAGGATGTGCAGGAAGATGAGAAAGATGTTAAAATGGATACGTATGGCAACTTTGTCAACGTATTCATTCGCAAGGCAGAATTAGAAGGTAAAATTGGCAAGATTGAATTAGAGGCTAACGAGAACCTTCCGATGACGTGGAATCAGAAGAAGGATATCGTTATGCAGTTACTCAATGGCGGAAATCCTGATATTCTGCAAATCATCGGTTCGCCGGAGAATTTACCGATTATCCGCGAGGCTATTGGGTTATCGGAATTTTTTGTTCCTGGCGAAGATGATAGGAATAAGCAGCACGAGGAAATTCAGCAGTTGATTAATTCTCAACCGTTGATGATTCCTCCACAAATTGACCCAATGCAGGCTCAAATGCAGGGCATGGACCCGAATATGATTGACCCTGCTATGATGCAGCCTCAGACGTTGCCATCGGTGGAGATTGACCCAGAGATTGACAACCATCAGATTGAATTTGATATCTGTCGAAATTGGTTGGTTAGCGAGGCAGGTAGATTAGCTAAGACTGATAATCCTGAAGGTTATCAGAATGTATTGTTGCACGCGAAGGCTCATTTGCAGCAGCTTCAAATGCAACAGATGATGCAACAAATGCAGGCGCAACAAGGTGCCGCGCCCAACGAGAAGCCAAAAGAAAGTACTAAGGCACCCATTCAAGGAGAGAGCGATGTCAGAGCCGCTGAATGATGCACCAACTACTGAGAAAGCATTAGAAACTTTAGATGTTTTATCTCAGGTAGAACCTGAAGTTGAAGAAACAGAAGAAGTTAAGTTAGTTGAGGAAGAAACTGAGTCAGAACCAGAGATTGAATTAGAGACAGAGGAGGAAACTGAGAAGCCTGATGAGGAGGAGTTAGAATTAACTACTCCAGTTAGGCGTAAGGAAATCTTACAGAAGTATCCAAATCTGTTCAAGGACTTTCCTTATCTCGAAAAGGCATACTATCGGGAGCAACAGTATACTGAGATTCTTCCATCATTAGATGATGCGAAGGTCGCGGTCGAAAAAGCCGAAACTCTCGATAATTTCGAGAAGGAATTGCTTGGTGGTTCGGCTGAGTCTATTCTCAAGGCAGTAAAAGAGAATAATCAGGATGCTTATAACAAGTTAGTTGATAACTATCTACCCTCACTTGCGAAGGTAGACCAACAGGCATTCCATCATGTCGTTGGAAATGTTATCAAGCAGACTATTATCGGAATGTATCAGGAGTCACGGACTACTCAGAATGATGCTTTAGCGAATGCGGCAGTTATTCTGAATCAGTTTGTCTTTGGAACGAGTAATTTTGCTCCTCCAAGTCAACTTGCGAAGCCTGAATCTCCTGATAAGAGTGAACTTCAGTCAGAAAGACAGAAATTCATTCAAGAAAGGTTCGAGACTACTCGTGATGACCTTGCTACTAAGGTTGCAAATACCTTAAAGGCGACTATTGAACAGAATATTGACCCCAGAGAGTCTATGACTGATTATGTTAAGAAGAATGCTTCTAGAGATGCGATGGAACAGCTCAATTCTCTTATTGATAAGGATACGAGGTTCCGTGCTATCTTAGATAAGTTATGGGAAAAGGCGTTCCAATCGAACTTTAGTAAGGATTCGGTAGATAAGATTCGGTCAGCCTACTTCTCCAAAGCCAAAACACTGTTGCCTACAGTCATTAAACAGGCTAGGAATAGTGCTTTGAAGGGGTTAGGCAAGCAGACTGATAGTGTTGACCGTAGAGGTCCAATTCCTCCGGGTAAAACTACGACCCAAGGTTCGCGTAGTCCGCAGTTAAAATCTGGGATGAGTACGTTAGACTTCTTCATGCAGGATTAACATGGCCGTTACAGCAAACAGGACTGTTACAGTTACACTAACGGGTGACGTTACTTACAGTCAGTCGTTTAGTGCTGCTGCGAATTCGTCCTCACCGGGCCAGATTGATATCGTTACTCTCGCAAGTGGATTAAATACAATTACTCCACCTGCGGGGGGTACTACTCCGAAATCGGTCACTATTATTCCTCCAACGGGTAATACTGAGACTATTACCTTAAAGGGAGTAACAGGTGATACAGGAGTAGTACTGCACAAGACTGACCCGTCTGTGATTGGATTGAATTCGCCCACTACAACTTTTTGTTTAACTGCATCTGCTCAGATTGCAGGTGTCAGGTTGATTTGGACTTAGGAGAATTACTATGGCAGTTGTTGAATCACAGGTTGCTGCGTTAGAACTTGAGCGGGTTATCCCGAAAGTTCGCGTGGTGTTTGAGCGTGATGATAAGTTCTATGCGAACATTAAGAAGCGCGATGTGGAGAAGATTTCCAATCGCCAGATGCGTGTTCCGTTAGAACTCCGTCCGGGTGGTTCCTTCCAGTATTTCAATGCTGATGGCGGAGACTTAGGACGTGGTGGTGGGCCTACCTTTGATAAGGCAGTTCTCACCTGCGTTTTCTGCTCCGAGAACATTGAATACACCAAGCTTACGGAATGGGCCACTGACTCTGACCGTAAGTCGGTTGTTAACGCTGTTCGTAGGCTTACCGCTACTGCATTAGATGAGCTTCGTCGTCAGCTTGACTCTCAGTTAATGCAGTCTGGTAATGGCGTTGTGGGTACTATCTCTGCAGTTAGTACTAGCGGTGGTGTTGATACCTATACGTTAGGTACTGATGGTTTCGGTGCTCGTTTAGTTCGCTTTGGTCAGACTGTCCAGGTGTTTGATTCTACCTTAGCGACTAATCGTGGTTCTGGAACTATTACTGCTTGGGACGTTGAGAACAAGCAGATTCAGGTCACTCCTGCTATTGCGAGTGCTGCACAGACTGACCTGCTCGTTACTGCTGGTATTGATAGTCCTACTGCATTACCAGCTCTCTATGGTGTTCCTTACCATCACTCGAATGCTTCGACGGGTACGTGGCTTGGATTTAGCCGTGTTACTACGCCTGAGATTCGCGCCAATCGTGTTAATGCTGCTTCTTCGGCTCTGACGCTGCCCTTACCGCGTCTTGCCATTAACAAGATTGGGAATCGTGTTGGTATTGACAATTCGTTCAAGCCTAGCGCATGGCTCCATCCTGCACAGAAGCAGGCTTATGAGGAGATTGGTCAGTTAGTCTCCATCATTCATAAGTCCGCTAAGGAGGAAGGGCTTGATATGTACTTTGACCGGATGCAGATGGCTGGTGCTCCGGTTAAGGAGTCCTATAACTGGGACAAGACCCGTATTGACTTCGTTGTTGATGAGGTCTGGGGTCGTGGTGAGATTCTGCCTGTTGGTTTCTACACTAGCGATGGCCGTAGGATTTTTGAAATCCGCGGTGCTAGCGGTGGTGTTGCTACGGCGGAAATCTTCTACATGGTTGTGGGTATGCAGACCTTCGTGAACAATCCTGCTGCCTGCGCTTACATTGATGCTCTTGCTGTTCCTTCGGGGTACTAATTATGGCAGGTACAGCAACCGTTACGGCTAAGTATGGACCTGCGTTAACAGCCACGGCGACAGCTTTAACTAACGTCACGGCATTCTCTGTTGATACGGAGAATGAATTGCTTACTGTTTCGTATAGCACTACGAATCAAAAGCAGTCCGCGACGTATGATATCGCTGCTGTCACTACCATTACTTGCACGGTTAGCGGTAAGACCTATACTCTTACCATGAGTTAGCAATGGGGATTATAGATTTACTCTTTTCTAGTAAAATATATACTAGATTGGGTGAAATCTATGAGCAAGGAGAACGTATTATGGCAAAGGTTGACGAACTCTTGGCAGCGTTAGAGGAAGCTAATGTCACTACAAATGAGATTGCAGATGACATTACTGCCTTACTTGCTCAGTTAGCTGCTGGAGGTTTAACTCCTGCTGAGACTGAGCAAGTGACTGCTAAGATTGCTGAGTTGAATGCCCGTTTGAAGGGTGTTGCTGCTCAGTATCCCCCACAGGCTTAAGGAATCTAAGGAGGTTGGAGGATGATTCCCGGCTCAACAAGTAAGTTAACCGAAGCTACATTAGCATCTGCGGACGTTATTTATCCAAAGACTGATGTAGTCTTTCTCACAGGTTCTACTGCTGTTTCTACTATCGTTCCTTCCTTTGGTGGGGGCTTTAGTGGGTTGTTATTCCTTGTTCCTACGGATGGGACTGTTGCCACGACTACCACTGGTAATGTCGGTGTGGCAGTTACTATGCTTCAGAATAAGGTTACAACTCTCGTTTACAGCAAGAAGAATACCAAGTGGTATACCCACGCACTTAGCTAGGAGATAAGTTATGTCGGATTTGCTCCATAAGAACCTCGCAACGGTCCAGAGCAATTTGCAGCCTAAGCCGGTTACTCTGGCTGGAGCTGCAACTATTGCTCCGACTACGTTTTTAACCTTCGTCACGGGTACTATTGCAATTGCAACTATTACCCCTCCTGTCAGTGGAAGTCATATGTTGTGTATGATTCACACTGATAGCTCTCCTGCTACGTATCTGACCACGGGCAACGTCAGTACTGCCGTTGTTCCGACTCAGAACTTACCGTCGTTCTTTGTTTACGACCCATCAACCGCTAAGTACTACGGTTGTGCAACTAACGTAACCTAAATCTACAGTGGGCCGCGCATACTTACCACGCGGAATTCATGGAATTATACGATATATCCTCTGCTCTTAAAATCCCTGGTTGGATGGAACATGATGAACTCGCTTGGCTAGCGATACAGGCTAGTAAAGCAAGATATATTTTGGAAATTGGTTCTCATAGAGGTCGTTCTACCCGTGCTATGGCGGATAATACTAAGGGATTTATCCATGCTGTAGACCCTTGGGAGCCTACTTACTTTAAGGATGATGGTACTCCTCTTGGAAATAGTTTTGATGTGTATCCTCAGTTTGAACAGAATCTGAAAGAACATATTACAAGTGGTAGAGTAGCTCCATTCAAGATGCATTCGATTGATTTCTTTGCTCCTATTAGTTATGACCTCATTTTCATTGATGGGGACCATAGATATAGTGCAGTAAAGAATGATATCAAATTAGGTCTTGATTGTATTAATCCGAAAGGAATAATTGCAGGTCACGACTATACGCATAATGACTGGCCGGGAGTTAAGAAGGCTGTAGATGAATTCTTTGGAACTAGAGTTAAGCGAGCTGCTGACTCAATCTGGTTTGTGGAGGCGTAATGG